CTAGAGGGGCTCACTTATTACCTTATCGTGCTATTAAGAAGAAGCACAAACCAGCATTTTCAATAGACGCTCTTCGCGCAAGATAAGACCTGCGTACCACATATTGTAGCTGAAGAAGCCCTGTGTGCCATACGGGTTGCTTAGTTCAATCTTAGACGGTGCCTGAGAGTTAAACTTGATCTTACCGTTGCCTTTTAGGCCGACAGTTGCGAACGAACCCTTAGTTGGGAACAAGATCGGGAACACATCGAAACGAGCAGTAGCGTCTGCGTAGTCAGAACCACCAGTGAAGGTGTTCAACGCAGCAGCACTTGCCGCATCATGCAATGTGTAAGACAAGCTACCAACGTAATCGCCATCAGTACCAGGAACAGTAGCGTGAGGGATCAGAGCACCAGCACCTAAGTAAGCTACCTGAGACTCAGACTCGATGAAACGAACATCGTTCATTGCACCAACTTCACCTTCAGCCAAGTTTGCTGCGTCTGCATACTTATATGCAGGAACGTAAACATACTCAGTTTCGTAGGTAGTACCGCGAGTCAAGTTCTCAAGATCGAACTTAATCTCTGGGCCGATGATAGCGTAAAACGCTTTGTTTACTGTGCGAGTATCGATCTTGGTAGAACCAACAACGATAGATGTAGACTTCTCAGCACGGTTACGAACAAGCTTACGAACACCTTTACGGATAAGGTCATAAGAAACCTTGGCCAGGTCATCGTTAGTACCTGCAATTGCTGGAGCGGTAGTTCCGCCTGCGTCTGTACCGACAGTCAGCAAAGAAGTAGCAGTACCAGAGAACATAGCAGTCGTAGTGGTCAACATATCCAATTGGATCAAGTCTTCCGAACGACGGTTTGCAAGCAAACCAAGCTCTTCACGGTAATGAACTTGCACAGCATCTTCAGAGAACATTTCCACTTCATCAGTGTAATCGATCATCTCACCGTAGCGAGCGAAGTCGGTGGAGATTGTTACTTTCTTGATGGTGCGCTTGTTAACAGCACCTGCGCCTTCTGAAAGGGCAGCATCAGTAGCCAAACCAGCAGAAACATCAGCGATGTTACGACCAGTCAAGTAACCTTTTGAAGCAAACTCAGCGTCAAGCACTTCACGATCATAGATGTGAAGCCACTTTGATACTTTGTAAGTTGTGCCCATTTTAAGAGGCATTGAACGGCGATCAGCAAACTGAGCGTATACCGCTACAGAGTTAGCAGCTTTTACGCCGGCTTTGTCATAATAGTGGATAACGGTGTTCTGACCGTGGGTAGAGTCACCAGTTGCCCGATTGGTAGTACCATAAATATTAGTAGCCATCAGAGTAATTCCTTATTGTCATAAGTTCGACATGGTTTTTTTGTACCATTCATCGAACGAATCATCGTCGTCGTCTAAATAGTCGACAACACCTTTTCTATCAGCTCTTGACCCCGTCGAGGAGGCAGAGCGCTTTCTATTGGCCTCTGATGATGCCTTGGCCGCATTTCCTACTGCTGCTTGTGTCTTCCCGTTCAAATTATCAACCTCATTTTTAGCTTGGTTTCCAATTTGAAGCTGCTGACCTGCAAGCATGTAGTATTCGATGTCGGACTTGGTATTTCCATCGAGCACTTTCATTTTCATTGCTACTGGAGCAACTTTATCATATACGCCATTTTTGATGTCGTTGTGTAGTCCCGAGATCATTCCAGGGTTTTTACGCAACACATCTCTTGAAGATGAGTCCCATTGATTATCAACTACATCAACGGTGATTTTGTATTCTACGTCCTTAGATATGCCACTTACAACTTCCCGTAGCTCTTCGACATCAGGAGAATCACCGTACTCCCTTGGAGTATAATTGGCTTCTTCCTCATCTCCAAGATCAAAAGGATCTACATCGTTCATAGCAAGCATCTTAGTGAGTGCACCTTTGTCGCCTTTCAAAGCGTCAATAGCTAAGTTTAGCTGTGTCTCACTCAGACCTTCCTTTTCCAACGCCGAGATCATTTTTCGGTACGGGGCAATCTTTTGCATTTTTTGAGTGTAGTCCATGGCTTTGCCAAAGACTGTTTCAAACTGCTCAAGAATTTCGTCTTCAGTAAACTCAAACTCTTGACCGTTCGCTTTATAAATTCGCTTGCTTTTACTAACAGGTTCTTCGTCTGAACCATCATCCACAGTATCATCATCAGAAACGTCAGTACCGCTAACGTCGCTGTCTGTAGCGTCTTCGACTTCACCATCGTCTTCTTCCTCTTCACCAGTATTTTTGCCGGTGTTAGCCGCTTCAAACTCATCTAAACTGGTGTCTTCAGGCTCTTCAGCAGCAGAAACTGGCACAGTGTCACTATCCGGTGCTGGGATTAACTCTTCATCTGGAACGCCCTGGTCTTTCCTGAGCGCACGAATGCCATCTAAAGGATCAACGTCATTATTGAATACGTCTTCCTGCGTCAGTTCTGCTTTAGCCATAATTAGTGTGCTCCACCAGCTGCGGCGATTTCAGCTTCTTCGTCATCGCTTAGAACTGGGTTCTTAGCTCCGGCGTAGAACTGATCTACCATACTGAAGAAGAACATCAAGTTGCTGGCTGAGATTAAATCTTCCATCACGTCTGTACGCTCGCCGGCCTTTTTAATTTGTGGCACAGCCAACAAACTAACAGAGGCGTTAACTTTCATTCCTAGGTAACCTTCCATTACGACCTTCTGGAAATCTGGGTTAGCTCGTAAACGTTCAAGAGCTTCACCCATTTCTAGGTGGTGATCCAAGTCTTCTGCTGTTTCAATTTCGATCTGGTTGCTCATTTGTGTGAGTCCTTTGGTTTGTTTTTTGTTTATAAATCAATCGGTAATCTGCATGTTATAGCAGAATTTACTTCTTGGTCAACACATCTGCCATTTTCAGTCGACGTTTAGTATCATCACCCTGCTCTTGTTTCTGTAGCTGAGTGGCCCTGTCATGGTCTTTTCTTGCCATTTCCTGTTGGAAATCTTTGCCTTCAGCCTTCGCTGTGAAGTCCAGGTCTTTAAGGTCTGCACCAGACTGTAGATCACGGGCTCTTGCTTCAGCCAATGCTGCCTGTGCGGTCTTAAGACGAATATCAACTTCATTTTCAGTAGCTCTTGAGATACGTTCCATAATCTCAGCTTCTTTGTGCTTAAGCTCAAGTTGCTTCATTTGCTCAACATAAGGATCAGGCTGAGGCTGGAACTCTTCCAACTTCTTAGCAAGATCAGGCATTTTACTTAGCTTGGCTATTTGGCCCATGATAAGTTTCTGCATTTCTGGGTCCATACCCTGACCTAGAGTTTGCAGCAAGAACGCTAATTCCTGTGCCTTGTTGCTGTTGTCTTCTGCAGTTGTGACCTGCATCTCAATATCTACGAAACCCTGTAGATCATCACGTTTTATGGTGACGAACTCGTCATTGGTAATTCTTACGATCTCTTCTTCTTGCAGAAATTCGGAGTTGTAAGCTAACCATTTGCGGAGGATAGGCTTAACTAGGTTCTCAGCAATGTTACGGATGATGTCCATACGTCTAACTGAGACTGCATCTAGTGCTCCACGCGCTGATGTAGCAGTAGACCCTAGACTTTGGCCACTAATACCACCAGAGAAGCTCTTAACGCCGAGCATGGACTCTGTTTCGTTATTGACCATGGATAGGAAGTCAAAGGCTGAACCTGGGATCTGGTTATAGCTGCCTTCAAAGAAGTCTCCGGCACCACCATTAAACTTGAAATTCTTGCCATTTAGGAAGCGCTTCTCGTTAATCGGATCAAGAGCTCCGTTTTTGATACCTTTTTGGCCGTTGTTTGAGTTGGCCATATTGTCGATAAAGCCACGCTTGACTGCCGTCGACAGCTTCTGCAGGTCACCTACCAGTTCAGCTGCTGCTTCACCATAAGGCTTGAACGGCTCTGGGTTGTGCTTAACAATATCAAAAGGAATCTGCTGGCCAGGGAGAGGATTCTCGATTAGCTGTAGGATAACGTCATCTACCCAAGTACACACAATAGGCTCAGCTATGCCGTCACGGTTAACGTCAAAATTTCCCCAGTACTCGTAGACCACCATCTTTTTACGGGCTTCGTCTTGGAATACGAACTCCGTCAGGTCTTCTTTTTGGTAATCGTTTTCGTCTTCGTTTTTACGATTTTTCAGCAGCTTATCAAGGTTTTTGTATTTCTTCGACTTGGTGAGCGTGCTCAAGTCACTCTCGTAACGGTGAATTACGAACTGTGCTTTAGCCAAATCGCCAAGCGCTGTAGGGTCAAGATAGATGTCCTGTAGACGGCATATCTCAGCGTGCGGTTGGTTAACAAGCACTTTGATCTGCTCAACAATCTCAACGCCTGTCTGTATGATTTCTCCTGTCGCGGGGTTGTAACCCCACGTCGGCATTTCTACCTCTTCTACGGTGTCTTCATACATCCAAGAGGATTTCGCAACTACTGTGCCCTCTTTGTATATAAGCTTGACTGCATCAGTCATAAAGTTATATCGAGGAAACTTTCTTGAAAACTGGTAGTTTAATACAAGCTCACTCTGTTCAGCTGCAGCCCGGTCTTCAAAGGTTACAGGGTGGCATCGGATAATATCAGCGTTTGATACGAATGGGTCTTTTACAGAAGCGTGCTGCCACTCATCCTGCCGCTTAATATCACGCGACACGATCTGTGACTTGCCCTCCTGCTCATTACCGTAAGGCTTGCCCTCGTATTGGTCATTCCACGCAGAAACTTTGCCTTCCTGTGTGCTCCTCATCTGATCAGCGGCTTTTAGGTCAGTTTTAAATGCTGACAGCAGCTGCTGCTTCGTAAGCTTAGGATTTTCTGCTGTGTTTTCCTGCTCCACGGTGGCGTCCTCTCTCATTCGTTATACCCTTAGCATATTTTGCCATAATACATTCAATGCAGTACCTGTAAAAGGAAAACCAACTATTAAGGTTGATCCTTTGGCATACTGGCGTGTGTTTTCATCTTTGAACCAAGAGATGACCCGAAGAAGAATGATGTTATTGAGTGTCTCTCATTAAGCAATTGTCCTGTGATAATGCCGATTGCGCCAGAGATAATGGCAATAATCTCACCCTCGCCTTTCAAGACGTAGACAGCAACCACATTGATAATCACCAGCAGGAATATAATCACCAGGTTCCACTTCATAACAGACTGAGCTACCCTGTCGGCCTGCTCATGGTGCACTTTGTAGGAGTCCCTGGCGGAGGCTCGGTCTTCTGCCTCCAGCTGCTCTTCAACGTGACTGTCGGCCATTACCGCTAGTTTGAACTCAAGGGCCAAATTAGGGTCAGCAGCGATTGCTGCAATTGCTTCGTCACCCTTCTTGCCTGTAAGTGCTTCAGCCACATTAGCTACTGTTTCCATAGCTGCCTTAGCTTTCTTGCCGCGTTTAGGGTTTAACAGCCCTATAATGTCTGGAACAAACTGCGCTAGTGCTAGTACGTTCATCATTAGCTATCTCCATCAGTTTCATTAGGGTCCCAGTCGTCTAGGCCTGGAAACATAAGACTTGGAGGCACAACCCTGTCTTTTGTGTTGCGTACCTCGAAGTGGAAGTGCTGAGT